CATACGGAGAAAAAAACCATGTCGACATACATGCTCGCGAAGGGGTCGAAGTTATATCGGAAAAATCCGACATCATCGACTTACGAAGAGATCCCGCAATGTACCGTATTGACGGGGCCGCAAATCCGCCAAGATTTCGACGAAATAACTAATCATAGTTCACCGGGTGGATACAAAGAGTACGCCGCAACACTCAGGGACGGCGGCGAGTTGCCGTTAGAGGTGCTCTGGGACATCGTCAATATCCCGATTCATATTGTTTTGTACGACGACGCCGTCGCCGAGCCGCTGCCGGTGCGGTTATGGGGCATTATACTTCCCGGCGGTCTGCACGGCTGGGGCTTTCCCGGCTTCTTGACATCGCCGGCGCCGAATCTCGATTTCACCAAAGCGATCAGAATGGGCGCAACGGTCAGGATCAGCGGGGCGCCGACGCGCGTGACGACGGGAACGGCAGGATTGCCGTGAAAAGAAGTACAAAAGTACAAATGTACAAGAGTACAAAAGTCCGAAGACTCTTTTACTCTTGTACTCTTTTACCCTTATACGTCGATTCTTTATGAGAGCAGGCGTACAGCCAATAGACATCGAACTCGACAAGCCGCGCCGGCTATTACTGACGGTCGGCGGGCTCAAGGCGGCCGAGCGCGAGCTCAACAAGTCGAGAAACTTGCAGCCGCGCAAAGCTATTTTCCGCATCATGATGGAAGAGCTACCGCAGGTCGAGCAGGGCGACGTCGGGATGGACTTCTGCGAGGCGATCTTATGGGCCTCGATGCTCCATGAAGATCCCGATCTGTCGATCGACGCAGTCGGACAGATGCCGTTTGACCTGCGCGACGTGATGCAATTGACGCTGCGGGTAATCACTGAAACATACCTAAAGATCGAGCCCAAGACAGACGAGGCACCCATTGAATCAGCGGAAAAAAAAAATTTGATGAAACTCAATGGGACAGCGACCTCTGGTCCTTCGCCCGAATAGACCTCGGCCTTTCCTCGCAAGAATTCTGGGCGCTCACGCCGTTCGAGCTACGTTTATTATCCGAACAGTGGATTGAAAGAGAGAACCGCCATGCGCGTCCGGTGGCGATCCTGACGGCATCCGTCGCCAATATGTTTGGCGGGCGCGGTCAAACTCTTGAATACACCGATCTCTTGCCCTTTCCACCCGACGGCAACAAATATCTCAGCGAAGAAGAGTCCGAATTATTCCTGGATCGGTTCTTTAATAAGGGAGGGGCGATTCATGAATCGCCCGTACAGCAGATTCACGAATCGCCCGTACAGGGGATGAGCGATGGCAGGTAAGGGCACCGTCGGCCAGCTCCTGGTCGAGATGCGCGCCGATCTCGGCAAGCTGCGCGTCGATGTGAAGGAAATGGAGGGCGTTTTTAAAACGTCCTTCACCAACGTCGAGAATCTAGCCAAGAGTTTCGGCAATATCCTAGGCGCGGCCTTTAGCGCAGGCGCCATCATCGCATACGGCAAACAGATCGTTAATCTCGGCGGCCAACTTAAAGATTTATCCCTACAGACCGGCATATCTAGTCAAACGCTAAGCGGTCTCAAATCCACTCTCGAAGAAAACGGCACATCGCTCGATGCTTTCGCCAAGGGCATCTTCACACTTCAAAAAAACCTCGGCGGTATCAAAAACGAAACTGACCCCGCAGCGCAGGCGGTAAAGGCGCTCGGTTTAAATCTCGATGAAGTGCGCAACGCCAATACCGAGGATTTTTTAAAGCTCATCACCGATGCGTTAGGTAACGTCAGCAATCCGCTCAATCGGGCCGCGCTAGGTGCGCAGTTACTTGGTAAGAGTTTCCGCGAGCTCGGTCCGGCCATTTTAGAGATGTCGGGACGACTCGCCGAACTTAAAGCAGGAGGCATCAGCGAGGAAGATATAGAGATACTGGATCGTTGGGGCGATTCCTGGACCAGGATTTCCAATACGATAGAGGTATATCTCGCGGGACAACTGTCGAGGCTGATTGAAGATTTAGACAATATCAGTCGGTCGCTCCAACGAGGTTATTTGTATTGGAAACAATTCTGGGCGGGTGCCTTTCACGAAGGCTTTATAGACAAGGCGGACATCGAATCGCAGCTTGCGGAATTGTTATCGCCGCAATCTCATACGCCGGCAAAAGAGCCGGGGGCGAAATTCAAACCGCCAATCGATGAAGCAGCCGCAAAAAAAGCCGCCGAAGAAATAAAGGCGATGGTTGAGGCGTTGCAAAAATCGAATGCTGCGCTGCAAGCACAGATCATCGAGTTAAACTCAGGTAAAGAAGCCGCACAGAATTATACGCTTCAGCAACAGGAGATGGAGGAAAACTCCAAGCATATAACTGCTGCTATTAAGGCCGAGCAGGAACGCCGCCGTGAATTAACCGATCAATTGCGGTTGGAAGGTCTTGCACGCGACGATCTCCATCGATTAGCAGAACAAAGCCGCAAAGATACGCCGCTGATAGAGGAATCGACGCGCTTTGGTTTGACACCGGAACAGCAAAGAGAATTCAACGAGAATCAGGCGAGAACAGATCAACAAAAGATTGAGGCGAGAAAACAAATTATTAAGTTAGAGCAACAACTTGGATTGGGTCTTGTACCGGAAGAAAACGACGCCCGAAGGATTCAAGAATTAAAAACAGAATTTGGCAATCTCGCGCTTCAAATTGGCGAAGTAGGAAGAGAAGCGGGATTGACCGAAGATCAAATCAATTCATTGATTACGACGGCGGAAGCCGGGACGCTCAAGTCTATCGAATCGATAAAGAGTCAGGCGGATAAACTCGGGGAAGAAGTAGCCAACTCATTAACATCGGGTTTAAAAAATACCCTGATGGGCATTGAGACGGGTGATCAAAGCATCGGCGAGGGGATGAAAAATTTGCTCCGTAACATGATGCTGGAATTGCAGGGTGCGATCTTCGACAAGACAATTCTCGAACCATTAAAAGCAATAGCATCGGGATTTATCTCAGGACTTGTAGGCGCATTGGACGAAGCTGCAAACAAGGAATTAAAAGCCTGGGCGAAAAGACTCGGCCAGCAAGTATCGCAATGGGTAAGCCAAGCATTGGGGGGCGGCGGTGGAGGTTTGGCCGGTCTATTTGGTGGTGGTAGCAGTGCCGGAGCCGGATCAATGTCGGCACTCGATCTTGAATTAGGATGGACAGGACTGGCCCGCGGCGGCATGATCCCGAGCTTCGCCAGCGGTGGCCTTTTTATTGGCCACGGCGGCGAATTCGTCATGCAGAAAAAGGCCGTCGATAATATCGGCGCGGATACGCTCGGGATGATGAATAAGACAGGCAAGGTGCCGGGCGGCGGCGCTCCTGCGGTCAATATCGAGATCAACGGTGATATCACGCCGCGCCAACCGAACATGACGCCGGACCAGGTGGTGCGCGTCACCGCCGGCAATATTACCAATGACGGCATGGTGATGAGCGCGATCGAGCAGAGGCTGAGGCTGCGGGGAAAATGATTTATGGCTATTTGTACCGATTGCTTATGAAATTTGCTCATCGTTATCATTGGCATCATGCGCCTCCTATTTATCCGAATGGTGAAACGGTTTTGTGGTGCAAGTGGTGTGGACTTCAACAGACTATAAAAAAGCATGAAAACGTAGTGGAAAAATAAATGGCCTATACGATACTCGCCGCGCCGGAACACGTCATGCCGCAAAATCTTTCCATGCCCACGATGAAAGACCCCGTCGGCAACGGCACGATGATGTTCAGACGATTGCAAAAGCGGCCGCTCTCAAGCTGGGAGCTGGTTGTCCCGGGCCGCCAGGAATTGCTCGGCCCGGTGCTGGGACTGTTGGAGAACGTTCAAGGCGACACGCCTTTCTGGTTTGACGGTGCCGGCTTCGGCGAGGTGGTCGCGCCGGTCCTAGTGGCCATCGGGATCGCCAACACGACAGACTACGATCTGCCACACCGTTTTGTGTTTGTTTCGTCGTTGTTAGTTTACGTCAACGGGTCGTTTTATCAGCCGTGGTCGCCGCTCGGCGGCGATGGGATCACCTGCGACGCGATCCGGTTTACCGGAGTCATCAATCCTAACTACCCGATCACGGCCAAATATAGGCGGCGGATTAAATGCGTGCTGCGGACCGAGGAAAAGACCCAGATGTCGCGCTCGTTTCGCTCGCAGATAACCGCTGAGAATATTCACCGGCTGAAATTGGTCATAGAAGAGGTGGCAACGTAGGGGCGATTCATGAATCGCCCGTACCGGAAATTTAATGAATGTTAATCCTAGACGATGCGTATGTAAGAAAATTAGCGGCGAATTACGAAGGCGGCAGATTCATCAAGACCGTCGAATTGGTCGAAAACCCGGTCGGGCCGGTAATCTCGTATTGGGCAGAGAATCCCGAGCCGATTACATGGAATGGCCACACGTTTCAACCGATTCTGATGACGTGGATTAATTTGAAAACCTCACAAGGCATGAGCATCGAGGCGGCGACGATATCGGTTTCCAACTTGGCCGGATTAGCTGGCAAGTATGTAAAAGAAATCGATGTGACTGGCAATGCCGTAACGCTGCGCCTGCTGCATGCAGATTTGTTATCTAAAATAACGGGCCATTGGGAGCGAGCGGCGAAAATCATGGCAATCAAAGCCGATCAGTCGATGGTAAATTTTACCATTGGGCGCTGGCTTGGCCGAGGTGTATTGCCGAGGAAAATTTACACTCAATCGGAATTTCCCGGCTTGAGTCCGGAAGTGCCGCGGATCTCATGATCGAGGAAGAAACCAGAAAACGGATCGAAGACCTTTGTAATAAGCCGGTGGGGCTTGGCGGCTGGCTCGGCCTGCCTTACGAGGATGAGGGTTGCTTGAAATTCGTCATCAAGTTTTTTGCTGAAATGGGAAACGAGATTAGCAAAGAGGCAATTAAGGAAAGACGTAATTTCGTCAAGGTAGAGGAGCCGCGTTTCGGCGATATCGCGGTTTTTCATGGCGCGCAATTTGAAGGGGGCGGCTTTCATATTGGAGTGATGATCGATTATCGAAAATGTATTCAATGTATTCCTCAAACGAATGGCGTCGGCAAGATCGATATTAGTCGTCCTGTCTGGGACTCGTCTCTTAAAGGCTTTTATCGTCATAAGGATTTATGCTCCTAACGGTTGCAGATGGCCCGGCAGGATACGAAGAGAGCGCGGCGGTAGATGCCTGCGGGCTTAATCTTGCGGCGTTGCTCAAAGAGTGCTTGCCAGCGGTCGAGACGTGTTTAATCAATGGCCGATTGATTGCCGATTGGCAAAGCTATGTCCCACAAAAGAGCGACCGGGTGCGCTTGGGGTTAAAAACAGGAGCGCCACTTCTTGCCTTGATCCCTGCTTTATCGACAGCGTTAGCAGCGGGGACGGTCGCGGCTACCGTGGTCAATATCGTCGCCTCAATAGCGGTGTCGATAGCGATGTCGGCAATAGTCAAAGCACTGACTCCCAATCCCAAAGCGCCAAAGCTCGACGGCAGCAGCGGCCAAGCCTTCGGCATTACCGGATTTCAAAACACTACGGGGCAGGGCGTGCCGATCCCAGTCTGGTACGGCGAGCAAAGGGTATGGGGACATGTGATCGCATCGGGCGCGAACTTGTCTGCTGATTATACGACCATGCTCGCCAATATTCTTTATTGCATCGGCGACAGCGGCGGCGATGGTTATGAAGCGATCTATGACGTGCGAATCGACAGGATACCAGCCGATCAATACAAGGGCGTCACGGTCCACACCCGGCTCGGGAGTCTGACTCAAAGCGTTATTCCTGAATTCAGCCGGACATCGAATCTATTCGTTGACGGTCGGACCTTACCTTATAATGAGACACGCGAAGAAGGCACGCCGCTCAATTACACGACGCAGGGAAATAACATCAATGTAATTAAACTGATTCTGCATTTTCCCGCCGGTCTTTGGAGCGCGACTAAGACGGGACAATTTCGTCAGGACTTTGTCGACCTGCGCATCGATTTAAGGCGGACCGGCAGCAGTGCCGATTTTGTCTATGTGCCTAGTGTGTCGGGGCCGTTGTGGCACATAGAAGACGCCGTTCGGAGCGCCTTTTTTCGCGACGTCTATATCCAGACTTCTATGGTGTCCCTGGAAGCGGCGAATCAATATTGGGCCGACCGTCCCGACGTGGCCGCCGATCCGTTTCACGGCAGCTCACCGATGGCGGCTTTTCAGCATTGGATTATGTTCGGGCAGTTTGAAGGCGCGATCTGGCATGACGAGCTTGCGCCGGCCGGGCAATGGGATTTGAAGATCACCGTCAATAGCGCCGGCCTGGGTTCGATACAAGATCCTCATGCCACCACGGTGGTCATATTTAACGTTGAAGAGGTGAGCTATACGACTACGAACTATCCCGGCTATGTGCTGTTGGGAATTACCGGATTGCAGGGCAATCAAGTCAAGAATCTTCAGTCCGTCGAAGTGTCGGCATTCGTCAAAGGTAAGAAGTGCAAGAATGTTTTGATACCGGGGTCGCCGCTATCCTATACGCGAGAGCGCACCCAGATCGTGCGCGACATGATGGTGCATCCTACTTGCGGCATGGGCTATGAATTCAGCGAGGCTGAGATAGATGACAGCCAATGGCATTTCGACTCGCTCGCTTACTATGACGAGTTAGTCCCGGCGCAGGGCGGCGGTACGGAGCAGCGCGACCTCTGCGATGTCGGAATAACCGAGCGGCGATGGGATTGGGATTGGGTGAAAAGAGTTGCAGGCGAGGGCCGCGCCTGTGTTTTTCCATCAGGACTTCTTTGGAAATATGTGATCGACAAACCCGGCACGCCGAATATGCTACTCGCCGAGCCGGGCAATATCATCGAAGGCTCGATCTCGATGGAGATCAGCCCGCCGGACGATCCCTTCAATCAAATCGTCGGTCAATTTAGAGACAGCGCAAGCGACTACACGAGCGAGCTTTCCCAGCCGATAGACAGCATCGCGCCGAGAACTTCGGTCAATCAAAAGGTGGTTGCTTACGAGACTATTACCCGCGAGTCCGAGGTGATCCGCGAAAACATGATTCAAATGAAACGGCAGGATCTCGAAAAGCGCCGGTTCAGTTTCGTTTCGCCTTCAAGTCAGTTGACAGGCGAGCCGTTCGATATCGATTGGCTGAGCGAGCGCACCATCGGAGATATCGGCGCATATACGGGAGTGCTCCCGGCAGGTTGTACCGTCGCCACTCTATATTTGCCTTACACCATCGAGCTTGAGGTAGGGAAAAGCTATCTCGCCATTATTCAACACAAGGGGATGAGCTTATGTGAGACGCGCCTGATAGCTACGGGGCCGGGCCGCTGGAATGAGATCGCGATGGCTTCGTCTTTCAATAATCCGGTGGAAGAGGGCGCGATATTCGCCATCGGCGTGGAATTGATCGACCACATCAAGACGCGGGCGCGGGACTTTCAGATCGACGATCAGGGGCATATCACGCAGATCCGGACCGAATATATCGAGGAGGTTTATAATCCCGATGCGCTACCGCCGGGGCTTGATCGCAAACGATTTCCGCTATCTATCGTGCCGCCGATTCCGATCCGCGACGCTTCGGTGCAGTGCCAAGTAGTGCAAAGAAGGGATGGGAGTTGGGGAGCAGTTATCCTATTCGATATTACTCGCGGGCTGGCCGTACATGGCGGTCATATGTCGGGCAATGCGCATACGGCAGGGCCGATGGGTGCCGGTATAACCGATGTGACTACGACCGTCATCGTTTTGGATTTTAACGAACCGTCGATAGCCGAGCAGACCAATTATTATCGAGGCGCTTATTTACTTATCGCCGATGGACCGTTTCACGACCAGGAAAGAAAGATTTTATATTACGACGCCCTTAGCCGTTCGGCAGCTTGCGAGCAGTTCACCGGACTGCCGACCATTGGCACGACCTATCGTATTCGCTGGACAAGTTTCAGCGAGACATACGGATTCAAAATCGAGCAATCTGCGGACAGAATACACTGGTATGAACTGGCGCGCCCCACCGGAATACACTGGGAGCGTGACGGAGGCGATCAAGGCGGTACTTGGTATCATCGATTCACGCCTTTCAATTCAAGCGGAGTTTACAATAATTTCGCTCCGGTAATTCGTGGGCCGACGACTTTTTTTGGCGATACGACACCGCCAGATCCTCCGCGTACCGTGGAAGCCTGGGGCGTTTTAAAAACCGTCACGATTCAGGCGAGTTTCAATCTGCCAACCTCGTTGGATCTCGCCGCGATAGAGGCCGTAGTCGTGAGTTTCGACTTTCTTCTCGATGCTTCAGGCAATCCCTATCGCGGCAACCTAATCGGCTATGCACAGGCCAGGGCAGGAACGAGCGCCGCGCTGGTAGGGCAGACGAGCAATGTGCGGATGGTTTTTGACTTGAGCAACAACCCGCCGCCCTACTTCCACCCTGATGGGACCGGGCAGAGTCTTTATGTTCAAGTGCGGGCCATTGATTTCAGCGGCAATATGAGCGCCTTTGTGCAATCCAATGATTTTCAACTGCAAAGGATAACGGACGCGGATATTGCCTGAAATGGTACGGGCGATTCGTACGGGCGATTCGTAAGGGCGATTCATGAATCGCCCCTACATGTGAATTTAAATGTTGCAATTTTGGACCATCGCCAATTTATTGAAATTGAACTACACGCTGCGCAAGAAAATCACTTTCTATGCGCCGCTATTGGATAACCTGGACTTCATGGGGATCGATGGCGTGACATTTACGCGAGCGAGTACATCGACTGCGATTCGGCGGGATGGATTCATTCATGCTGTGGCGGTCAATGTACCGCGATTTCAATATGCAGTGGATAGCAACGGCTATTATGAACTCAATTTGGGCATCGCGATGACTACCGGAGAAACTCTCTCATTTGCTACTGAGAATATATTAAGCAATGCAAGCACGCTGATTTGGTTTGAAGATCGCGTACCCAAGTCGACGCCGACTAATAGCAATCCGTTTAATGGCAGCGGCGTATATGTCGGCGCTCTTGGAATACATATCAGTCATGTCTGCAAGCTCAATTCGATCATCTCCAATTCGGAGATCACCGCGATCCAGGCGGCGCTGCTCGACGTCCCGCCGCAGACGATACCGACGCCGCCGTCGACAGTCGCTAATATAGGGACGTTCGTCACCGAGACGCCGAGCGGCGGGACCGGGACGGTATTTACACTGAGTCAAAACCCCGATTTGAATTCCCTAATCGTCGCCTGGTCGGGTTTAGTTTTGAAGCGCGTCGCCTCGGCACCGGCAGAGCTTCAGTTTACCGCGGGAGGTGTCGGCAACCGCACTATTACGATGGGCTCAAGTGTTGTAGCCGGGCAAAATATCACCGCCCAATATGTGACGGCATGAAAAAAGTAAAAGAGTATAAGAGTGCAAGAGTACAAGAGTCCTCGGATTCTTTTACCTTTGTACTTTTTTACTCTTGTACATTCGAGAGATTATGACATTTGCCGAAGGACTGCCGGTAGTAGGGCAGCAAATAAGAATCAAATGGGGCGAGGGCGATTGGATCGACTACGGCAAGCTGCGCTCGATCCGCGATGTCGGGCAGGTGCCAAACGAGACGTGGCTGCTCTCTGCCGAGGTGATTTATCAGAATTCGGTGTGCCGGTTTTACGATCAATGGGAAGTAAAGACATGAAATATAAGAGGGTAAAAGAGTGCAAGAGTACAAAGGTAAAAAAGTCCGGACTCTTTTACTCTTTTACTTTTGTACTTTTTTACTTTGGTGGATCATGACGTGGGTTATCGAAGATCTCATCGGCACCAAGAACGGATCAAACGTGAACTTTACGATCAGTCACACGCCGATAGCGGAAAGCATGATGATCGTTCACAGCGGCATCCGTCAAGTGCGCGTGGCGGTCAATCCGACACCGGGCGAGGCGGAGTACGGAGTGTCGGGTACGGCGGTCAAGATGGGGATCGCGCCGGCAAGCGGCGTGGACCTTTGGGCGCGATATTTCTGGTAAACATGAAAAAAATATTATTAATTTTATTGGTCATCGTAGGGGCGATTCATGAATCGCCCCTACACGCGGCGCAATACATTCCCGATTCATCGATCAGCCCGAACATCCCGCGCAAATCTGAAATGATTCCGACAGGCGAGACCAATGCGGTTTGCATTGGCAATACGCCAGGAGTCGCGCCGTCGATCACGCTTTGCAGTACGGTGGATCTCACCGGCAAGACAGTTTTATTTAAATTGCCCGAATATACGGTTGCGGCTCTCCCTGCCTCGCATCCGCTCTCGATCGTGACAAACGGCGCGAGCGGGACGGATTGCACAGTGGGCGGCGGCTCGACTCGCGTGCTTTGCGCATGGAACGGCTCGGCATGGGCGTCGATCGGCGGCGGCGCGGGTGGCGGCGGGACTGGCGATGTCACTGACGTATTGCCAACGAGTAACGAAATATGCGTTATCAATCCAGGCGGTCCGCAACCTCAAGTTGGTCTATGCTCGACTGTGGCGATCCTCGGCAAGATCATCCAGCTCGGCCGCCTCGACCTCGCCGGCGATATCACGCCAGCCGCTTTGACCGCCAACACCAACGACTGGAATCCAACCGGCCTCTCGACCGCCTCAACGATCAGATTCAGCACTAACGCGATATGGTCGATCACCGGACTTCTTGGCGGGCAAGACGGACGCATCCTCACGCTTTACAACGTCGGCAGTTTTGCTGCGATCTTCCCTAATCAATCATCGTCATCGGCTACCGGCAGCCGCTTTGCCTTCGGTTCCGATATCATAGTCGGGCCGAATCAGGGCTTGATCCTCCAATATGATGCGACTTCTGGTGTGAGCAGCTGGCGCGCTCTCTCGACTATCATCAATCCAGGGGCGAGCGCGTACTGTGCCGACGCCGGATCGACCGACGCCTATGCTTGCGCACTGACACCGTCGATCACGGCGTATACGACCGGCGCTCATTACTTTTTTAAAGCGAATACGGCCAACACCGGCGCGGCGACGTTGGCACTGAACGGCATCGCCAGCCCGGTCACGATCAAAAAGCCGGTGGGCGGCGTGACGACCGATCTTGTCGACAACGATATCCGCGCCGGCCAGATCGTTGAAGTCGTCCACGATGGGACCAATTTTCAAATGGTCTCGCAGCTCGGCAACGCGCCCGGCGGCATTAGCGGTTTGGCTACCGGCTGTTTATCCAAAGCGGCCAGCGCCACAACGCTCAACGATAGTACAGTTTGCGAGGATGCGGACAGCATCAACTCAAGCAAGAAAATAGAGATCGGGGATGTCTCCACCAACAGCGTTCAACTAAAAGCGACCGGCACCACCGGTAAAGTGGGCATCCAGGCGGCGACGCTTAGAAAGCGCAACATTACTTTCATCATCGGATCGGACACGGGTGCCGACCTTACCAACGGCGACGATCAACCGGATATTTACGAGAATCAATTGGCGGCTTTTCACATTACGAGCGTCAAGTGCAGGACGAATACCAATACCGCCAGAATAAACTTGCAGCGCAATGATGGCAGCCCGGCGAATATTCTTTCGTCCGATCTGGATTGCACTACAAGCGGTGCGACTTCGACGAGTTTTGTTTCAGGCGAGGACGCCATCGCTATCGGTCAGATGATTGATTTCGTCATGGTCAATGCGGCGGTCGGCGGTGCAACTAAAAGAGTCACGGTGACGATCACGTTTGTGGTGGATAGTGAATGAAATGAAGTACAAGGGTACAAGAGTAAAAGTGTACAAGAGTCTCGGACCTTTGTACTTTTGTACTTTTATACTTTTGTACTTCCCCGCGCTTGCGCAGGCGGACTGCCTCTTATTGCCGATCATCGGTAATGGCTCGGATAGCTCGCCTTATAGACCTGCTATCCCGCCAGGTGTCGAGGGAATGCTCGGCGCTAACTGGTCGGCGCATATTCCAAGCAATCCAGATGGCAAGCCGACATATCCCGACACCTACGTCTGTTTTCCTACTACGTTGACGCTTCCGCCGGGAATTGCCAGCAAGGCAATACCACCGGCAGAGGCGGCAGCGGCTATCCTCATACGCGATCCAAAGGCCGATCTAAAGGCGATGACTCCACCTCCGGCGGTCATCAAGGGCTCATGGCGGGACTACCGGGACCGGGCGATTCGCTTCGCCGTAAGGGCGATTCATGAATCGCCCCTACTCGGCGCGGCCTTGGCGTGGGCAGCCTCGGCGACGGACAACTTTAACACAGGGACTTCTGCGCTCAGTGCTAATTGGAGCGGCGGGTATACCGGTGAGTCAACCCCTACGGTTGTCAGCAATGCCGCAGAGTGTGCCATCGGCTCGCGCTGTGTTGCTTCTTATAACGCAGTTACGCCGGGGCCGGATCAATACGCTCAAGGCGTCATCGTGCAATACCTTACGACCGGAGATGGTGATGTCGGTCCAGCCGTGCGCATGGCAGCGCCGAGCACTTTTAGTGGCTATTTTGCCCGCTGCGGGCGGCATGTCAGCGGCAGCGTATCCACCCTTTTACAAAAGCGCGTAGCCGGTGCTTCGACAACAGTTGGCACCGAAAGTGGCTATCCCCTATGGAGCTTCGGCGATGTGGCGCGGCTCGAAATCAGCGGCACGGGACTGACCGTTTTTCGCAATGGCGTTTCCGTTCTGACGGGCACGGATTCGACTCATACCAGCGGACGCGGCGGCATGATGCTCAATTCCGCGTTTGCCGTCAGTGGCAGTGAAACGGCGCGGCTCGACGATTTTGAAGTGGGCGACATAGCTACTGTGGGAGGGGCGGGAACGCGGCGAAGGGTGGTGGGGATTCAATGAAGAAGTATAAGAGTAAAAGAGTGCAAGAGTACAAGAGTCTCGGATTTTTCCTCGCTCTTTTACTCTTGTACTTTTGCACTTTTTTACCGTCTGCCGCCGCGCAAACCTACTACGCCGGGGGCGGCTCGACGACCAACTGCACCACGATGCAAACTTCCTCCACGCCGTCAACCACGATCAAGGCCGCGCTGGATTGTATCGGCACTTCAGCTGGGGCCGGGGCCAACAAGACGGTCATCGTCAAACCGGGAACCTACTCAGAAAACTTGGACGAGGCTTCGCTTGGAGTGTTCTTGATGCCAAGGGGTACGTCTTGGAGCGCCCCGTTCACGCTCAAAGCAGAAACGCGGGGAACGGTTACGATTAGACGTGATGGCGTCTTGCTGCGTTGGTGTAGTCCTGCCGTAGGCACCAACTATTTTACCATCATTGACGGCTTTGTTTTTGACATGGCCTTGATGACCGTCACGGACGCAGGCGTAAGTATAGCGTGCGGCGATACCGGGCCTAATTATGTGCGTTTTCAATACAACGAATGGAAGAACTCGCCTAAGAACAATATGTTCATGTTCGGCCACGACGGTCCGCCTCAGGACGGGAATAACATAGAGGTGTTAAATAACAAATTTCATAGTGGCGGATTCACCGATGGGGTGGGATTTGCTTATGTGATTTATGCCAAAGGGTACGATTCTATCATCAAGGGGAACGAATTTTACGATTTCCCTTCCTACGGGATTCACATGAATTCCCAAGGAATTTTTAAGATAGGCAACATCACCATAGAGGGAAACTATTTTCACCACTACGGAGCTTGTAGCACATCTGGCCCGCCTGACCCTAGTAATCCTCCTGCCATCATGTTTTGGCACGCGGACTCATCGAGCAGCCAAAAGATATTTAACAATATCTTTAACTGTGGCACGAAGGCTGTTGCGCTCCATTCGACCGCTTCAAATGTGACGATTGCAGAAAATACGGTTTATAGCATGAGTGCTGCGGGGTTTGAGAATCTGTCCGATACCATCGTTAAGAATAACATCCTGAACACTATGACGGGGCCGCTTTTTTCCGTAGTTGGGGCCAACGTCTCAAATAATTTTTGTCCGACGCTTAGCGCCGGGTGCTCGCGTGCAGGAAACCCATTGTTTGTAAATCCTGGCAGCGATTTCCATTTATCCGCTGGCTCTCCCGCCATCAATGCAGGGGCGACTCTTGGGGCACCCTATGACGTCGATTATAGCAACGCCGCCCGTGTCGGTGCTTATGACATGGGTGCTTATGAGTTTGCCGGCACAGTAGCGCCACCCCCGAATCAATTAGTGCTTGCTTTGCCCCTCGACGAAGGTACTGGGACCAGCGCGGTCGATGTATCGGGACAAAAAAACAATGCTGCTCTGGTCGGCGGCGTGACGTGGGACAATGCCGGCAAGTACGGCAAGGCGGTGATGTTCGACGGCACCGGCAATTTGAATATTACCGCCTCGGCTTCTTTGGCGCTTGCGCCTGCAATGACATTGGAGGCCTGGATTTTCCCGACTGCCGTATTATCCGGCTTCAGTGCTGTTATCAGGGGCGAGCGATATTTTCTCTACGTAGGGAGCGAGCTTGCCTATTGCCCGTCATTGCCGATTGCGCCCATTGGCGGTTACGCCACGCCGGACAATCAGTTCATTTGCGCCAGCGCAGTGCCGCCGCTTAATACGTGGTCCTATTTAGCCGTAACCTACGATGGCTCATCGCTGACGTTTTATTTAGACGGCAAGCCTATCACTAGCCAGCCGTCTGCGCCTGCAATGACGCCGACTAGCGCCAACGTAACCATCGGCGCAAGTCAATTTGGCGAGAACTTCGTCGGCAAGATAGATGAGCCGCGAATCTATAACTACGCGAGATCCCCGACGCAGATCGTCAGCGACATGAACACGCCATTGATCGGCGGTCCGGGGAAATATGTGGAGATCGCCGCGCCGGCATCCGTGGAGATCAGCTCGGCGTCGTCGATCGAGATCAGCGCGGACTAAAAGAGGGTAAAAAATGTACAAGAGTAAAAGAGTACAAGGGTACAAGAGTACAAGGGTACAAGAGTATAAGAGTAAAAGGGTCCGGGCTTTTGTACTCTTTTACTTTTGTACTTTTTTACTCGCCGCTGCGGCGCCGGCCGAGGCCCAGAAAACCTGCCAGCGCGTAACAGCCACCTCGCAGAATTGCCTAGCGACGGTGAGCTGGACCGCCTCGGTGGTCGACGCCACGCACGACGCGCCGGCCAATTATGTGATCCGCCGCGGCGACGCCGGCGGGGCAATGGCGCAGATCGGGACGGTAGTGGCGACCACGACGAGCTTTCAAAACACTTTCACGGATGCGGGCGGCGTGGCGCATTGCTGGGACGTCATCGCCACCAAGTCGGCGCAATCCAGTCCTCCGAGCGTGCAGGCGTGCTGGACGAGTCCGGCTATTACCGGAGCTCCGCCGAGTACGCCGGTCGGGGTGACGATTGCCGCGGTCTCATCGTCGAGCCTTCGCGTGACGTGGGATGACGTTGATGATGAAACCGGCTACGAGGTCTGGGGAAGGACGGCTAAGGGACCGAAGACAGACGCGGTCAAGCTGGTGACTTTGGCTCCTGATGTGACGACATGGGATTGGTTACTGCGCAAAAGGTATACGAGCTATTGCGTCGGGGTAGTGGCAACCGGGAACCCGAACAGCCCGGCGAGTCAGACGGCCTGCGCTACGACGTCGAAGTAGGGGCGATTCATGAATCGCCCGTACAGGGCAAAACGATGCGATGAATAATGGCAAACGGCAACGGCAATTTATGGAGTGCGGCTGCTTCGGTTTTTGTAGCAGTAGCTGTTGGGGTTTTCACGATGATCGCGGTTTGGGAGCACAAACAGCGCAGCAACGAACACGAGGAGATTGCGCATATTATTCAGATTGAAATGCAGCAACTCGTATGCACCAGCAAATTGAATGTGTTTGTAGCGATGCAACCAAAGGACATGCGGCTAACATTGCAAGACATTCCAAGCGAATACTGGCTTTGTATGCCGCGCAGCTTGCTGCCGGAACCGAACAAGACGGTACGATGAAGGAGATTTTTATGAAAGACGAAAATAAAAGCAACGGAAAGAGGTGATTTAAAATGGCTGTCACACATATCGGATGCAACGAAACGACGAATTACGGGCGCTTGCTCAAGTCCTATATGCTGAATTTTGAGGCGAGCACGGACGGCTTGATAGATCTGCTCTCGGCGATGGCGCTGATGCTCAACGGCGACGGCACGCAGGATGCGCATTATACCTATATGACGGCGCAGTTCGGCTATGCCAACGATGCGCTATCGCATCAGGCATATACCGAGCTCAATTCGCTGGTTGCGCATTACAACACCGATGCCAGCACGACCGGCACCAAATCGGCAATGGCGCAGGCATTTTCCAAGTTCAGATAAATGGCGGTCGCTCACGTTCAATCGAAGTCGACCAGCACGACCGGCACGACCAGCACGACCGTGGCCGTGACCATGACCAGCAGCGTGGCAGTTGGAAATCTTTTGGCGGTGTATTGTATCGCAGCAGATGTGACATTTACTTCATGCGCCGATACGCGCGGCAATACGTTCACGCCGGTCGATAACACGCTCAATTTCAGCGGCGATGTTTGCAAGACTTGGTATGCTAAAAACATTGCTGCGGGGGCCGATACGATTACCGTCACCTTGGGCGCATCGGTCGGCTACCGTTCTTTAGTCGTCCATGAGATCAGCGGGGCGGACTTATCGGTGCCGCTCGACCAGCATTTCATCAACACGCAGACCAACCCCGGCACCGGGGCCAACGCGATGACATCGACGGCTAAGACCACGACGGCCAACGGGGAGTATATTTTCGGCGCGGTGCATGTCTGTAACGTGGGCGTAGGCAAGACGATTGCCGTGGGATCGGGCTATACAGGGCGAGAGAGTTTTGACGGCGCTTCGGATGCCGCTCCTCTGGAAAGCGAAAACCAGATCCAAACGACAGGCGGCTCGATCGCCGCGACGTTTACCGGCACCGGCATATCCGGCGATAATGCGATCATTGCAATGATGACGTTCAAGGCGGCGGCAGGGGCGGCGGCCAATGCGGCGGGGTCTAGGATCAATTTACAGGCGATAAAGAGAGCGGGGTACTTCTGATGGATGCACGATTTACGATTATAGCCGATGCTTTCGCGTTGGCGACTACGGCCAAGACGGCGTGCAACGTAATTGCCAGCGCGACGGCGAACGCTACCATTGTCGAGATCGGCGCATCGGTCGATCAGGGTACAGGCCGCTGTCTTGTCGAGTTATTCGAATCGACGCAGGCGACGGCGGGCACGGTAGGTTCCTCGACCGGCGCCAAACAGCTCGGCGGTTATGCGGCAGGCACCGACGGCACACCGGCCTGCACCTATGGGCGCGAATACTCAGCCGAGCCGACCGTTTTGACGGTACTTAAATCGTGGTGGTTTCCGTGCCCTGGGCCTTTGGTGATCCAGTTTCCGCTAGGGCGCGAACCAAAAACGTTGCTATCGGGATCGACGAATCATAAGGCGATCGGGATCCGGCTCAAGGTGGATACGGGTACACCGACCTGCGAGGCCTATCTCGAATGGGAAGAATAGGTAGGGGGCGATTCATGAATCGCCCGTACACAAAATGATTTTAGTCCAACTCGAAGAAGACGGCCTGCTCACCTATATGGACGAGTCCGATCTAATCAAGACGACCGGCAAGATCGACAACGAAGTCGAGCGCACGACTTGGGTCGAATATCGACTCCGGAGCAATCCTACCGGTCGAGTCGTCCATCGATCCGTTGACATGCATTTAAAGACCCCGATGGTTTGGGGATTCGGCGAAACGCAAAAAATCTAAAAGGAGATAATTTTTATGGCAAACACCCAGGCTATGTGCACGAGCTTTAAGGTGCAACTTCTCAACGGCTCTCATGCTTTCGGCACGCAGGCGGTCAACAGCGTGCGGACGGTCACGACCAAGGACACGTTCAACGGCGCGCTCTACACTACCACCGCGACTCTAAGCGAAGCGACGACAGTGTACACCTCGTCGGGCGAGCTCGCCGCCACGGGCAACTATACGGCCAAGGGCGCGCTTATCACCAACGCTAACGCGCCTAGTTCGACCGGCACGACGGCATTCTGGACGCCTTCGGCTTCGCTATCATGGGCGGCGTTGACATCGAGTGCGGCCTTCGATGCGCTTTTGATTATCAACAACAAGTCGACAAGCGGCGCCGTGGAGCTGGCCGTGTCCGTTCATACATTCAGCAGCCAGAGCGTTACGGCAGGGACGTTCACCCTCACCATGCCTACGAACGATTCTTCAACGGGATTAATCAGAATCGCGTAATCGCTCGCTGCCATTTGAGGTTTTAAATTGGCTCGTTTCGGCCGATCCTTTCCGTTTAACGCTTCAATCAGAAAACTAGTCGGCGCGGCGGCGGTTACGGTCACGGTCGCGCTGACCGGAGTCGCCGGGACCGGCTCGGTCGGGACGCTTTCACCGAGCACAGACCGGGCTATCTCTACCAATGTAGGGACCGGCTCGGTCGGGACCGTAACTCCTTCTCTATCTCTTGCATTAACCACCAACCTAGCCACAGGCTCGGTCGGGAATCTATCACCGTCAACTACAAAGGCGCTGATAGGCAATCTTGCCACCGGCTCGCCCGGTACTCTTTCGCCATTTACCACGCTGGCGTTATCCGGCAATCAGGCAACCGGCGCAGTCGGGACGCTTATACCATCGAGCGGGCAGACCGCGGCGCTGACCGGCAACCTAGCCACCGGCTCGCCCGGTACTCTTTCGCCATCGACCGCGCTGGCGTTATCCGGCAATCAGGCAACGGGCGCAGTCGGGACGCTTATACCATCGAGCGGGCAGAGCGCGGCGCTGACAGGCAACCTTGCCACCGGCTCGCCCGGCTCGGTTATAGCCAATAATAGTCCTGCCATAACGGGCAATCTGGCGACGGGCGCGATCGGCACCTTGGCGCCATCGATAAGCCGGGCCATTACTACCAACGCCGGGACGGGCCAAGTCGGCAGCCTAGCGCCTAGCAACGTAGTTGCGCTCACCACGGGAGTTGCCGCAACCGGCCAAGTCGGGACCGTCACGGCGTCACCAAGCTTTGCGTTATCGGGCAATCTTGCAACGGGCCAAGTCGGCACGGTCGGCAAGACAATCACGGTCGCGCTTTCCGGCAATACCGGGACCGGTGCGGCCGGCACGGTTACACCGTTAGGCGATACGGTACGCGCGTTGACGGGCAATGAAGCCACCGGCCAGGTCGGCACGGTCGGCATTTCGACATCATTCTCCCGCGCATTGACGGGCAATGAAGCCACCGGCCAAGTCGGCACCGTTGGCGTCTCGACATCCTACTCCCGAGCATTGACCGGGGTTAGCGCAACCGGCCAAGTGGGCACCGTTAGCGCGTCGGCGGTTTATACCCGAGCATTGACCGGAATCAGCGCCGCGGGTGCAGTCGGTACGGTCGGCAAGACAATCACGGTCGCGTTATCCGGCAATGCCGGGACGGGCGCGGCCGGCATCATTTTACCACCGTCAGGCGATACCATTGCCGCATTGACCGGGGTTAGCGGGACGGGCGCAGTCGGCAGCGTTACGCCGCCGTTATTCGATACTCTCGAACTCTCGGGCAAAGCCGTCGATCAAATCAGCTTGACAGGCAAAGTGATTACGGATCAAGTTAACGCCACCGGTGCGGTCGCGCAGCAAATCAGCGTCACCGGCAAGACGGCGGATAAAGCCGATCTAACGGGCAAGATTGGAGATAGGTAGGGGCGATTCATGAATCGCCCCTAGGAGAAGAACGATGGCAATTCAAGAGAATGCGATAGGGGTACCGATCGAATACGGCGTGCTCAATAGCGACGGCAGCGCCAGGAACATATCCGCCGCGACAGTCAAAAAATTGCTGTTCAAAAAGCCGAACGGCGTGCGCTTGGAAAAGACCGCTAACTTTTCCAACCCGCCGGGGAGCGACGGTAAGCTCGTCGTCACGACCGTAGCCGGCGATCTGGTACCTTATGGCGTTTTCGAGGTGCAGGCCGAGCTGACTTTCACGACCTCGGATCTACGCACCGAGATCGCGACTTTTCCGGTCCTTCGGAATTTGTAAAAGAGTACAAGAGTAAAAGGGTAAAAGAGCCTCGAACTTTTATACTTTTGTACTCTTGTACTCTTTCACCCCGCTTAGGTCAGAGCTGCCCGATTCTTTCAACGTCATTAAAGTCGACTCGATGCGCAAGACGCGCCGCCGAATCCCGTCGTGGGTCTCGGCGACGTGCTCGTGCATAAAACTGCGCCACATCTGCAACTCGTCCTCAAGCATAGCGATCGCGTGGACGTTGCGCTCGTTTTTTTCCCTGATAGCGTCTTCCAGGGAATCGACGCGGCGACGTAGCCGCAAGATTTCGAACTCATATTCGTTCGGGATCGTACGCTCATCGGGGACAACAAGGGCGCCGGCATTGCTGATGAGATCGACGGGCATGGGCTCGTCAGACGACGCAATGCGCGGGCCGGGTTTACGTCCGATAATGTCGAGCCCCGGCTGGGTTTGGGCGTTTCTGCCGAGTTCTTCAGGACTTGGCAACGTCTGATAAGATATAGTTTGGTCAACCGATGAGACAAGGGAATCCGCAGACTTAGCAATCCTGCGTTTCATAATCGGTAAACTTTGATTATTTGGTTTAACTAATCGTAGACCGGCCCGTCTTAGCACCGTCATTATTCTTTTTTGGTCCAACGTGTTTCGCTCCATGTTGTTGTTTGAGGTCGAGCAAATCCCTTTCCGTTAAAACCCCCAGCGCGATAGCGAGCGGCAAGAGTCGCGCACACGCCTGCCAGTGCTTCTCCCAGTCACTATCATCGGCGGCGCTTAGCATAATGCTCAGCGTTGATTGTTTTTTCTCGCTGCCATAGAGTTTCAGCGCCAACTCGGCTTGAGTCATATTACCCGCGTCCAGCACCTTATCGACTACCTCACGCAATCTCGGCGGCATAAAGTTTTTTTATTTTTTCTCTTGACTGTAAATTATAGCTTATGTAATATCGCATATGGCCTAGTACCTAAACATGATAACAGGCACAAAATACTAAATAAGGAGTAGCACAACGATGCCCAAAGTCAAAACGAAAAAATGCGCGCTTAGGAGTTGTGGCAAAGAGTTTACGCCCAACCCGTATTGGCAAAAATATCACACGCCCAAGTGTGCTTGGACGGCGCACAACAACAAGAACATGGCGCTAATTCGCCGAGGCAAGAAAAGTCTCAAAGAAGAAGAGGGCAGGGGGGCGGCATGATCGACGAAATCCTGGATCAGTTGATGGCGGTTTTGATCGTGCTCGTATTCGTCGCCCTCATAGGCTTTGCCGGCTGGGTGACGAGCGCGGACGACAACGTAGGGGCGATTCATGAATCGCCCGTACGCGACATCGGAGCGCTCGCAAGATGACGAAGATCACGCACCGGGAATTTTTACTGGCCTTGGGCAATGCGCGGAAGACCGGGCCGGGGTTTAAAAATCTAAGATTCGAAAAATGGCTCTGGGAAAGTTTCGCATTCTCTAATGAAGGCGCGCACTACATCCCCGCCGAGCAGCGCAAAGTACCGAACGGGTGGAACATTGCAGGCAGAATATGAACGACGACCACGAAGACGAACGGGCCGCGCATAAAGCCGGAAAATGCCGGGGCTTGCCCTATTGCGAGGACTGTATAGCCGAGCGGGATTTAGATCAGATGATTTTATACACGGTGGAACAGTTAGACAGGGAACAAGCGATGAAAGGAGGGGAAAAAATGAAAAGAGGCGATGACTTTTATAAAAAGCTTGCCGATATACAAAACGCCAAGATATCACACCCAGGCAATCACAGTCACCTTTGCCCGCGCTGCGGCGCTCGGCGGTATTGTCCGCAGATTACGCACTGCACAAAACCAGAAGAATCCTTTTGTTTTGATTGTCTAGATAAGATCGCAAGCGCGAGGGGCTGAAGCTGGAACTTCAGCCCCTCTAAATATCAACCCGGCCCGTGTGAGGCGAGCTAGATAAACGCAAATCAAGTTTGCCAAAAACGGGCCTCCAACGTCAAGAGGGAGGTCTCCGAATGAAACGGATTTTATTATTGATGGTTTTTATGTTCGGCGCGAGTTTGTTTGATGTGCCGGTCTTCAATGTGGTGACGGTCGTAACTCCGGCCATTGCACAGTCATGTGACGAGTTTCACGGCATTCCCTGTGCTGATTGCCGGTTCAGTATATTCAATCCCTGCTGCCCTTGGTGGGAACCCTGGAGATGTGCTGCGACCAAGCAAAGGAAAAAAGACGTGGCGGCATACGTCGAGGACTACGTTAAGAGGCGAGTCGTTGATATGGCCGCTATCAGCACAGCCCTGGCCTTCGTTCCTGGCGGCGGGACGGCGCTAAAACAACTTACAGGGCCTGTTACGCTCGCGCTGGCGGTTTATGGGGAGAGATCGAGCGCCGTAAGAAAAGACCCATTCCGGTGGGACTTCCTGGAGTTTTACCAAGGCGGTGATTGGCCGAGCGCGGATAGCGTGGGTATGCAGTACACCGGCTGGTGGTGGAATGACCAGTTGGTAGAACTCGCGCAGGGCGTCTCCTATTACACGGATTACATCACGAACGAGGCCGACAGATTCACGTCCTGCAAGCAGATGGGCTTGGAGTGTCCCGACTGGTACGCCGACCGCCACAAAGAAAACGTGGCATGGGGTTTTTATATGTTCGGGTATTACCACGGCGCTCTTGGAGATCACCTGTGGAATACGGCTGCTCTAGTGGAGCAGGAAGGGTTGGACGATCCAGCGTTATTGGATTACGCAGTCAGTGTCCTGCGCGATGCAGCAAGCGCGTTCGATTACGCAGAAAGCGAGTACGAAAATGATTGGGACTAGCTCAAGGCGCCATCAATACTGGCAGAATATCAATGCAATGCTTTTTGGGATTGGTCTAGGGCAACTCCCCTATGAACCAGTTCGCTCGGCCTTGCTGCTCATTGCCGTGGGCGTCAGCGCCACGATCGAAGCCCGGTTGGACAAGCGCGAGGTTAACTGGAGAAACGGATGACCGAAAGCGAAGAAGTACAAGAGTGTAAAAGTGCAAAAGTAAAAGAGTCCAACCCTTGTACACTTGCACTCTTGTACTTCCGCCCGAGCGAATAGAAAGAAGGAAAATAACATGGAAGCACATATGTTTTTGACGTTTGCGATTTTGTTTTTGATCGTAGTCTTTTATCTGCTGCCTTGCGTCATCGCATCGACGCGCAAGACCGGACATCAAGGTGCGATCTTTTTTATCAACATGCTTTTCGGCTGGACGATTTTAGGCTGGATCGCCGCGCTGATCTGGGCCGTGGTGGAAAAACCGGTGATACTCGCGAGCAAATAGAAGAGGGGGAAGAATTTAAAATGTATTTATTAGGACGATCTGGTGAATTGCCTTATTTCGGGGACGGTCACGATCCTCTTGTCGTAGGTCCATTTAAATCAAAAAAACAGCTTGAAGAATTTTTAAATGAAACTGGGCGATTGTGGCGATCTGATGGCGCCTCAGTATTTTCCCCTGAGGCATATCTTAAAGAATTCAGAAAAAGAAAAAAGGAGTCAAAAAAATAATGGCGACAGCATTATCAACACAAAATAGCAAAGTACCGGCGAGGCCGCTCAAGGTACTTGTGCCGCTAATCAACGACGCGCTGGATCATGCCCACGAAGCGGGAATCGAATATAGGCGACAAGCAGGAGCATTATTTATTGAAGCGCGAGCGGCGTTCAATAAAACGGTGGAATGGTACAGCTGGATTGGACGAACATTCACGCATCGTGAAACGGGCAGACCAATTAGCGAAGGATTGGTAGGAACGTATGTGCATCTAGCTAAAACAACAGAGGAATTTACCTCGGCGCGCCAAGAACAACCGTTTCGCATAATGTCGGACTTTACTCATCCGCATCGCGATTCTCGTCATCAACCAGAGTGGCACGAACCGATCCGCGAGACGTTAAATACTGTCAACGTCGAACGGCTCATGCAGGAAAAACAAAGCAAAGAAAAAGAGGAACAGGTGCTGCGGAAATTAGCCAATGAATTGATTGATATCGGATACAAGGTTCTCGCAACGAAACTTCATCCAGACAAAGGCGGATCACCGGAAGCAATGGCGCGGCTAAATAAGGTTAGATCAATTTTAAAGGCGGCAATATAAAACCGGGAAGGAGTTTTGACGATGACAGCAAAAGAATTGGTGAAACAAGAACAAATTAATCTGATTGAACTTGGCGATAGAACTTTACTCACGCATGGCTTCGGATCGGACTTATTCCTCAAGCATTTGGAATCGCATTTATTAAATCCAAAAGAACGCTGGAAGTGGTGCGACATCGCTTGTGCCACGAGAACAGTATCTGGCGGTCGCGCGACGCCTACAACGAAAAAACAAATGCGCCAGCGAGTGGCGGGTGTTTTTAGATATGCGCTCAATCGCGGAAAATTCATGATTATCGATTATAGCGGGCCAAGACGATCAATCATCGCCATCAAATTATTTGATTCTCAAAACGCATCTGATGCCGATAAACAATATGGGTTTAATCAATTAGAAAGAATGCAGAAGCGCGGCGAGATTCAACGGCATACTTATAATCGCGCATTGTCTTTAATAAATTCTGTCATCGATGACTCCTAGCGTTTCATCGAAGCCCGGCATCTCGACGAGCGTGTCATTTTCCTGCGCGGAGTGCGGGGTGAGTTTTGTTTTTTACGGTGCAGACGGCGGGCCGTACCTGCAAGGCGTGATCGATGCGCTGCTCGAGGAGCACGCCGGGCACGCCTTCGACATGATCGAGCAAAATGATGGGGGCGGTGAAAGAGTAAAAAAGTACAAGAGTACAAAAGTTCCGAGGCTCTTTTACTCTTGTACACTTATACTCTTGCACTTTTGCCTATGATTGACCCATTTCGTTTAGCTTTAGGGCTGGCGTTTTTTAGCGGCTTTCTTGGCGGCGAGATGGTCTGCATGTTGACTGAGGGCGAGTTTTATATGGCCGGGATCGCCTGTGTTTGCGGTATTGCCTGCATCGCCATGTCGAGGATGATCGCATGAAGCTCACCGCCAACCATTGAAAGATAATCACCATGCCAAGAATTAAACGCTGGTTTCCCGTATCGCATGACATCAACGCCGATCCCGAAGTCTGGGCAATGCGGCACCAGATTGGCGAGAAATCCTTGTCAATCTGGCTTGAGTTTTTAAGCATCGCAGACCGCAATGAGAGTGAGCTGCCAGGCGACTATGAGGAGCTTATCAGGCTGGTCGCAGGCCGGTGTCAGGCCGCTCAGAGGACGGTGACAGGCGTGTACCAGTTCGCTCTCAGCCGCCTCTGGCTGACCTGTCAGCCCACTCTAAGAGTAGTTAAATGGTCGAAATATCACAGAGTCGAGGAACGGAAACCGGTTCCCTCCGAACCTTCCGAACCAAACCTTACTGACCAGACCGGACCAAACCCCCCTAACCCCCCTAAAAGGGGGCGGGCGGTTGGTGATCTCACTTTTGAAAAATTTTGGTCAATCTATCCAAAGAAAAATGCGAAACGGGTGGCATACCGGGCCTGGTGCAAAGAGGCCCAACATTGTAGCGACGTGCAAAATGAAATATTCGCGGCGCTCGGCTGGCAGATCAATCAGCCACAGTGGATCAAAGACAACGGGCAATATATCCCAAATCCCGCGACATGGCTGAATCAGGGGCGATGGAAAGACGAACGGCCGATCACTTCGGTTTTTACCGGCGAATTGAATGAGCGTCTTAAACGCTCTTTGACGAGGGGATTATGACCCGAGAATTTTTCAACAATCAATTTACCGCTTTGCTTTCCGTGTTTACCTACGCGCACAAAATGCCGGATGAGGGTCAAGATGTTTATTGGGAAATGCTGAAAGACATTCCCGATAGCAAATTCTCCGCTGGCGTGCAGAAGTGTTTGGCGACTTGTAAGTATTTTCCGAGTATTGCCGAATTGGGTGATGCGTCACTGCCGCCCGTAAGAGATTTCAAAGCGCCACTACCGCCGGTCGATCAGCCGTTTGCGACGCTCAACTGGCGCGAGCAGATCGAGCGAGGAAAACAAGTCCAAGCGAAATTAAAACAGGAGACGCAAAAGCAAATAGGTCATGCGTGATGCCGTTCTTCGACTGGTTAAAGATCGTGATCGTGGCGGCCCTGCTGTTCCTGGCGTTAACGTTGACCTTGAGCGGCATAGGAATGGTGGTTTTGCAAATATGGTCAGGACGATGAACGATGAGACGTCGTGGCAGATGCTGTTGGCTGCATTGTTTTTGTTTGTGCTGTTGATGACACCGGTCGTCATGTGGGTGCTCGGGTTATGACCGTCAGGAGAGTCAAATAAAAAAAATGGATAAGATAAAGATAATCACGCCGGATAAGCCCCTGGTCGAGCCGAGTGATCGCATGTGGTTTAAGTACGAGTTTGTCGGGCCGATGCCGCAAACGAGATACGCGAGGCAGACGGCATGGAAGAAGCGCAACCCTGACAAAGTGCGTGCCTATCACCGGCAATATGAGCGCGACAGGCGCAAGGCCTTGCGCAATGCGGTCTTCAGCAAAGAATAGAAATGGAAGAAGTTATGACAGCGCCGGAAGTCGCCGCGCTTTTAAGATTACACGTTAAGACGGTATATAAGCTCGCTGAAACCGGGGTTATCCCCGGCAAGCGGATAGGCCGAAGCTGGCGTTTTAGTCGCGCTGCGGTTTTAGAGTTTGTTGTTGCCAGTATGGCGAAGGAATCGCCGCCGCGACTGACAGGGATACTTAGTAACTGGCCCAAAAAAGCCTAATGGAACGGCGCATCATCCGGATCGGCCATCGGACAATTATCGGTGTGGTTTGCCCGCACTGCGTGCAGAAAACGATTATCTATCCCGAGTCGGCGTTTCACGATCACATGCGCCTGCACCATCAGCCGGTCATTTACTCGCGAAAACCCCATTACGCGCCGCACTCACATGGCCGGCCGCCGGGCATTCATAGCCCTGTGATGGGCGCGATGCGGACGTTTCGCGAGGGGATCAAGGCACGATGACTCACATTGATTTATTTTCCGGCATCGGCGGCTTCGCCCTTGCCGCACAGTGGGCGGGATTCAAGACAGTAGCTTTCGTGGAGATCGAACCTTATGCGCAAGCGATCCTTAAACAGAGATTCAAAGCTGTGGCCGACACCCGATGCACGCGATGGCAACGCGGAAGGTTTAAACGCGGGGATCAGGAGACTAGAGAAATATTCGACATGCGGATTAGAAACAGCAATCCGCGTCTCTACGATGACATCAGACAATTCAACGGAAAAGAATACCGGGGAGCAACTCTGCTTACAGGCGGGTTTCCATGCCAGCCATTTTCCCAGGCCGGGAAGCGAAGAGGCAAGGATGACGACCGTGCGCTCTGGCCGGAAATGTTCAGGGTTATACAAGAAGCCCGGCCCGCTTGGGTCGTTGGTGAGAACGTTGCTGGATTCGTCACGATGGAGCTCGACAACTGTATTTCTGACCTGGAGCGTGAAGGCTACGCCGTGCAACCGCTTATTATTCCAGCTTGCGCCGTCGATGCCCGACACCGAAGAGACAGAGTATGGATTGTGGCCCACGATGGACGTTGTATCGGCGATTCATCACGGAATGGTGACGACGAGCGGCGGACAGATGCATCTACCACAAGCAGTGAACAGCAGGGGATTGTGGGCTACGCCGACCGATCAGGATTCGAGCAACGACGGGGGGCCGAGCCAGTACGAGAGGCATTCAGTACCGCTCAACGCACAGGTGAAACTATGGGCCACACCGCGCAAGGAGGGATTCGACGCGGGGAAGCATCGGGGAGTGGCGGACAGTCTGCACAGTCAGGTGAAGATGTGGCCGACGATGGCGTCAACGTCGAGCGGCGGGACGCATGGGCTAGGGGGCGGCAGCGGGAACACGAGGAAGCTGCGGGAAATGGTTGGCGAGGAGGTAGGCAAGCAGATGGCCTGTGGCTCCCTGAACCCGGCGTGGGTGGAAGCACTGATGGGCTACCCCGTTGGTTGGACCGACATCACGGAAGAGGATTGACGCATGAAGAAAATACTCGAAGCATCAAAGCCTTGCGAGAACTGTGGAACGCCAATGTTTCGCAAGCGTTATGGCAAACAGCTAGAGGACTTGACCGCGTTCAACAAGCGGAGGTTCTGTTCTCTTTCGTGCGCGAATACTCGAAAGGTTCTGACGAAGCACGGTTACTCGTGGAGGGCGCGAAAGCATCTGAAGAATTCCTGCGAGGCTTGCGGCGAGAGGCGACAGCTCCACGCTCATCACGTCGATCAAAACAAGGCAAACAACGACCAGCTGAACATCCAGACGCTTTGCAAATGGTGTCACAACTTCCTGCATTCGACAGCGAAGCGGCTTGGCCTGACTACGGCTGGGAAGATGGCTTGCCTAGAGTTGCGAATGGAGTCGCCCGAAGAGTGGACCGCCTTAAAGGATTGGGCAACGCGATCGTCCCGCAGGTCGCGTATGAAATCCTACGACTGATTGCGAAGATTGAAATATTACAAATATGCCGAACGGGTATTTCGGCGGTTTGACCGCGAGCTAGATTTAGTGGGGACAAAATCAAATGCCTGGACCGAAGCAGAACTTGCAACCTATCTTGCGCGCTTCAATCGTGCTGCCGTTTCCGCTGCCGACGTGGAATCGAATCCTGGCGATGGATATGCGCGAACGGATGAGGCTGAAGAAGTTCATCCGCGATTTAGTATCGTCGTCCATCATCGAAGCCGGCGGATCGCAGACGCCACAGGGCGCAGTCATAAGGCCGTCGTGGACGGCCTCGTTCGAAGCGGATTATTACCGGATGATTCGCCCGTCTACGTCAAGGAAATCAAAGAGACGTGGGAGCAGCGCAACAATGAAGAAACGATCATAGAAATTTGGCAAGAGGGAGAATAATGGCACGCAATAAAAATTTCAATTGGATTCTTCCCGAAGGCACGCCAACTGGCACCGGTAAAACTCATTCATGGGAATCGATACACGCGGCAATATTGATGGATATTCGCGATGAGTTACAAAACCTCAACAGTATACTTCATTGCCGAAATTTTTTGGAGATTCCACACAAGATGGACCAAATTGTAAGAAATACGACGAAAAAGCCTAAACTAAAAGCCGTACCAAAACGGCAACGCGCGGCCTGAATTTGGAGTTTGACTCTGTCTGACGATTAAATCACTGTAACAATGCTGTGGACGCCGACGAGCCGATAGAGGGCTCAGAATTATTCGGGTTCGATGCTGCCCATTTTAGATATTGTGCCGCTTTGTGGGTATTTAAAGAATCGGTCGGGCTGTGTCGTTTAAGCGAGATCATGGTTCAAGCCTATGATTTAGAAAACTGCGAACCAATCGGGAAGTGCTAAAAATAATTTAGGGAGGATACTATAATGGCAAAACCAGATAAAGAAAGTATTCGACAGAAACAAGCGGAGCATTTCAAAGAGATCCTTGCCAGCGCGCAGGAAATTATTGACGATCCCGAATCGACGCCGGAAGATGTAAGCGACGCGGAACAGACGGCGCGCGCGATGCGGGATGGATTGGAGCGGCTGAAAACCAAATACGGTGTTGGAGCAGACGAGGAAGAACCACCGACACCCGCGACATAAAATGCGGCGGGCGGCAGGAACAGAAGGCCCCGCGGACCACGTACCCGGCGCAGTTCCGGCGGCCTCGCGGGGCCAAGCGCCTGGTTAGGATCATATCATAACCCTTAGTCTATGGATAAGGGATTGCGCATCTAAAATGCCACAATCAGCCAAACCCTTACCCGCTCGGATACCAAAGACACCAAGACCAAGCACTAAGATCAATTATGGATATAGGCACAGGCAATGGAGAAGATATGTCCTGATGCGCAATCCGATCTGCCAAGCATGCCATCATGCACGCAGCGTCGACCTCGATCACATCATGCCCATCAGCAAAGGCGGCGCAGCTTTCGATATAAACAACGTGCAGGGTCTTTGCCATAGTTGTCATTCCGCCAAAACCTGGAAGGAGCAGCACCATGCTTGAAGGGATATTGATATTCCTCTTGTGGCTATTGGTCTATGCACTGGTTGCTTATGTCGTCGTATGGATTCTCTTATTAATCCTTGGCCTATTCATCGCAGTGCCACCAAAGATTCAACAATTGATGTATGCGATTGCTGGTTTACTTATATTAATTTGGGCTGTCACTCACATACCAGCGCATCTGCCAGGTTAGACAAATCCTATGGACGACGATAACGAAGAGGGTGAGTTTATTTGTCCGGTTACGGGGAGCTATTGTACCGGTCAATTTTGCGATGATTACGGGTGTGCAAAGAAGGCTGGATTCTACGACGACGATGACAATGAGTCTTAAATGGGCTTACGAGGACCAAAAATCAGATCGACGGTAAGCGCGCTCAGGCAATTCCATGTCCCTGAAGTTAAGCGCAGTGAGATGAAATGGGCGTTGATTTCCACGGAATGAATTTAGGTTTGTTCCCAGCAGATGAAGTGAATATGCATGGCGCGGCTCACATATGGAACTGCAAGAATTGCGGAAAGCAATATTATAACAACCGTCATAGATTTAATGGTGAAGGCGAACAGTATTGCTCGAAGGCTTGCGCATACGCTCACCGAAAAGGTGTTAATCATTCAAAACCTGCTGCGAAATCAATGTCTCCGTTGCTCACACTCTATTATAAATCTTGTTTAATATGCGGTGCTTTATCAAAACATAAATTATGTGGTTCCCTTCAATGCCAAAAAAAGAGAATGGCTCTTTATTCATTTCAAATAAATAGTGCAAAGAAGGTTCTTAAAGCTCGGTCTTGTATACAATGTAAAAAGAATTTCATTCCTGAATATGGAAATAGGAGGCGTGTCTTCTGTTCGAAACATTGCGCTAAAAGATGGAATGTTCACCAACGAGAAGGCGGAACTCATAAAGAACGCGCTATATTGTTTGGTGTTGTTTACCGACCAGTTAATCCCATAAAAGTATTTGAGCGTGATAAATGGCACTGTCAACTCTGTGGAATCAGTACCCCGAGACGATTAAAGGGAAAGCATCAACCGCAATCACCTGAGTTGGATCACATAATACCGATGTCCCGTGGTGGTGGTCATACATACGAGAATACGCAATGCGCTTGTCGTAAGTGTAATGCAATAAAACTTGATAAGGCATTAGGTCAGTTATGGATAGCCGGATTAGCCCAGCCAATTAAACGTAATAAAATCAAAGGGGTACGCCATCAAAATCTTCAAAAATCTGCCCTTTGTTGAGCGCACGGTGCCCACATTCACACAGTCCGAGGTTTTGCCATAGGGGGATTATTTGAAAATGGGTAAGCGTGGACCGGCAAGATTGCCAAACAACGTCGTAAAGCTACGAGGAAAGCCCGGTCATACGCGCCCAATTAATAAAGAAGAACCAAAATTTGAT